CTCGACGAGATCCCGATCTGGCCGGATGGCAACTGGCGTGACGATCCGACGGCCGCCGTGCAAGCCACGATCACCCGCCAGGACTTTTCGCCTGCAGATCCGTGGGTGCGCCGGGACGATCCGTGGGCGACCACGACTTTGCAGCGGCGCTATCTGGCCAGCTCACTCGATGAAATCGAGATCTGGCGGGCGCGGTTGTGGCGCACCCAAGGCCGTCTGGAAGCGTTCTGGCTGCCCGATGGCTTGGCCCCGATCCTGTGGGTGACCGCAGAGGCCGCCCCCGAAGACGGCTTCCTGCGCGTGGATGGCAAAGACATCTCTGCGTTCTGGCATCGCCCCGCCGCCTGCTTGATCGTGCATCCGGACGGTTATCGACAGTACGCCCTGACGGCGACTTGCCATCTGGATCAGGGCGGTGTGTTGGTGCTGCGCTCGGGCCTGGAGACTCAAGTGCCTGCAGGCAGCCGCGCCATTCGTCTCGTGCGCTGCCGCCTCGACCACGACGCCATCGACTTGTACTGGCACAGCCAGACGCTGCTGGAGATCACCCTGACCGCGCGCCAGTTGCCCGAACCACGCGGTAATGACCGTCAAACCTACGAGGGAGAGTAAGCACGATGAGCCAGAACCCATTGCTGGAAGTCGAGCTATACGCCTTCGCCAGCAACAGCGCGCAGTTCTATCTGACGCCGCACGAATTCGACGTCGATCTGGACGGCAATCTGTACGCAAGCCTGCCCATCGAACGCAACGAACTGGCGTTGGGTGCCGAAGCTGCGAAGGCTGGGCTGGATCTGAAACTGCCGCCGAACTGTGATTTGGTGCGCCATCTGCTTGCCAACTCGCTGACCGGCGACACCACCTCGATCACCCTGCGTATCGGACGACGTGACACTTGGGGCGACTACTGGTGGATCTCTGGAACGCGCTGGATGGGGCGAGTGTTGGGCGTGGAAGTCGCTGACGATGTGGCTCGCATTCGCTGCGAGTCCGCGCAAGTCAGCCTCAAGCGCATCGGGTTGCGGCGGCTCTACAGCCGCAAGTGTTCCCACGTTCTGTATTCGGCTGCCTGCGGTGCCTCGCCAATTTCTGCCAGCGCCTTCGTGAGCAACAGCTATGGCCGCAACGTCGATCTCGATGGCGGCACGCCCGGCAGCGTCAGTGGTGGCATGGCTGGTGGCTGGTTGCAAACCCCGGAAGGGGCACGCCACATGATCGTCAATGACTACGGTGGAGGCGTCGAGTTGCTCTATCCGGTAGCCATTGAGGTCGGCACCGAGGTGCTGCTGACGGTCGGCTGCGACCACAGTACGGCGACTTGCGAGTCACGCTTCGGCAACCTCGACAACTACGGCGGCTTTCCCGCCATCCCAAGCAAGAACCCGTTCTCGACGGGCGTGTTCTGAATCCCCGGAGAAAACACCATGTGGTACCTCGTCGTCATTGTGGTGGCGGCGCTGGTTTCGGTCGCGCTTGCGCCGAAGCCGCCCGAACCCAAACCGGCGTCTTTGTCCGACGTCGATGCCCCCACCGCAGAAGAAGGCCGACCGATTCCCGTCGTGTTCGGCACCGTACTGCTGCGTGGCTCCAACGTCGTCTGGTACGGCGATCTGGAAGCCGATCCGATCAAGAAGAAAGGTGGCAAGAAATGACTACGCAGACCGTCATCACCATCGATCACGTGCGCACCGTCGGCCTGTGCGTGAACGGCACGCGCACATGGTTTGCGCGTCACGATCTGGACTTCCGCGCCTTTCTGCGGGATGGCTGTGACGCCGAAATCTTGCTTTCCACCGGCGATGCAATGGCATTGAAGGTGGTCGATTACGCTCGCGCGCGCATCCGGCAGGAGCAGCACTGATGGGCGGTAGCAGCAAAAAGCAAACCGTCGGTTACCGCTATCGGATGGGACTGCATCTGGCCCTCTGTCAGGGTCCCGTCGATGCCGTGCAGGAAATCCAGATGGGTGACCGAACCGCGTGGGGCGATGCCGACCGCGCGCCGCTACCGAACGGGCATGGGCTGACCAGTCTCTCCATCAACAAGCCCACCCTGTTTGGTGGTGACGAGCGTGAAGGCGGCGTGGTGGGCACCATCGATGTGCTGTCGGGCCATGCTGGTCAGGGGCGTAACGACTATCTGATGAGTCGCCTTGGGCCAGCCATTCCGGCATTCCGAGGCGTGCTGTCCTTGGTGGCGCGCAAGATCCTGTTTGCGGCCAACAACCCGTACATCAAGCCTTGGGCTGTGCGGGTGCGTCGCTTCAATGCCGGTTGGCATGACCATGCCTGGATGGGAGATTCCGAAGTCCGCATCTGGGATGAGAACGAAGGACAGGAGATCAGCGTCGGCATGAATCCGGCGCACATCCTGGTTCAGTGCCTCACCGATCCGCACTGGGGCATGGGCTATCCGCAGAGCACCATCGGTTGGAGTTTCTGGAACGCGGCATGGGCGCTGTCGAGTGAGGGCTTCGGCCTCAATTTGATCTGGACGCGGCAGCAGCCCATCGAGAGCTTCATCGGCCAGGTCGTCGACCACATTGGCGGCATCCTCTACACCGATCCGGAGCAAGGCACGTTTGAGCTCAAGCTGCTGCGCGACGACTACTGGATCGATAGCCTGCCGCAGTTGGGCCCTGACGAAATCGTGCGGCTGGAACGCTTTGAGCGCGCCCAATGGGGCGAGCTACCCAATGAACTGACCGTGGTCTACACCGATTGGCAAACCGGCGGTGATGCGACGGTCACAGTCGAAAATCTTGCCGCCATCCAGTTGCAAGGCGGCGTGATCAATCAGCGCCGCGACTACCCGGGCGTCAACTACGGGCCACTCGCTGCCCGGCTGGCCTTGCGTGACCTGCGCGCCTTGGGTTCGCCGCTGGCCCGGATGAGTCTGACCGTGGCACGCGACACGCTGGAACGTGCGCCGCTGCCGGGCGATGTGTTCCTGCTGAACTGGCCGCGCTTGGGTGTAGCACAGATGGTGGTGCGCGTCACCGGCATCGACACCGGCACCTTGGGCGCGGCCGAGTGGCGCATCGAAGCCATGGAAGATGTGTTCGGGATGAGCAACACCGTGCTGTCGCCCCCGCCACCGCACGTCGATGAGCCGACCATCGAACCTTTGCTGCCCGCCTTGGTGCTGGCCGTCGAGGTGCCGTATTGGGAGCTGGCCCGGCGTTTGTCGCGTGCAGATCTGGCCTACCTGACCGATACAGACACCTATCTCGGTGCGTTGGCCGCAGCCGGTGGCACCGGGCAGTTGAATTGGCAACTGGCCACCGGCACGTCCGGCGGCGACCTCACAGCCGTTGTGGGCGAGGACTACGCACCACTGCTGACGCTCGATGCAGCCTTGCCCGCCAGCGAATTCGATGCCATCGGCGTGCCGGTGACCGCCATCAGCCAACCAGAGCGGCTGGCCGAGGGAGACTACGCCTATCTGGTGGATGCCAGTGGGGCGATTGCAGAGGCCGTCGCTGTCCTGGCCTTCGATGCTGCGAACGCGACCATTGATCTCGCACGCGGCGTGCTCGACACCACACCTCAGGCACATCCCTCAGGGACTCGTCTGATCGGTGTCGGCGAATGGCTGGCATCCGAAGGTGCGGAGCGCGCCCCAGGCGAATCGGTGTTCGTGGGTGCGATTCCTCGCACGTCGACCGATCAGGGCGATCCTGTGCTGGCCACCAACGGGCAGCCGATGGTGCTGGCCGGTCGGCAGGCTTTGCCGTATCCACCCGGTCGCATCCGTTTCAATGGACAGACCGAGCCTGCCGTGGTTGCCGGTGACCTTACCGTCGCGTGGGTCCATCGCGACCGCACGCAGCAGACCGCCTATCTCGTGCAGCAAGACGAGGGCGACATCGGGCCGGAACTGGGCGTGACCTACACGCTGCGTATCCGCAATCGCAACAGCGTGCTAGCACACACCGAAACGGGACTGCTCGGCACTACTTACATCTGGACCGCAGCAGTGGCCGCGCTGGATGCCGGTGCGCTGGGCGACCGCATCACGGTGGAGATCAGCGCCGAGCGCGATGGTTTGAGCAGCTGGCAGCCGCAGGTGCGGGCCATGGATCGCGCGGGCTACGGCCTGCGTTGGGGACAGTATTGGGGAGGTGTGTGATGGAGGCGCGCATTGATGTTCATCTGCTCACCTTGAACGAGCCTGCCGAATGGCGGGAGGCCTGCATCGCCAGCCTCGACGGCGCGCCGATCCAGTTGCACGTTCTGCCCGGCATTCCGGGCCGTATCGGTGAGGCACGCGCGGCAGGCTACGCACAAGGCACTCTGCCACTGGTGTCCTTTGTCGACCCCGACGATCTGTACGAAGCCAGTGCCTTCAAGCAACTGGCCGATGCGCTGGATGCCTGCCCGCAGGCCGTGATGGCCTATACCGACGAGGCGCTGACCGACGAAAACGGCCAGGACATCGCGGTGCGGCGTCTAGCCTACAGCCGCTGGCAGCACGCGAACAGCGCCAGTCATGTGCACGGCCTGATCGTGATGCGTAGATCTGCCGTAGAAGCCGTGCTCAAGGAAACCACCGACCTCAACAACTTCGCCGACTGGCTGCTGACCCTGCTCGTAGCCAAGCGGGGCGGCGTGCTGTACCTACCCATCGTTGGCAGGCACTGGCGACAGCACCCGCATCAAAGCCACCGCACCGGCGACCCGGACGCTGTCCGGCGAATACGTCAAACCATCGGCCAAGCATCGAATCTCTGGAGATAAACCATGTCATCAACCGACCCAAACTTGGGACTCAATTACGGCTGGACGCTCGGCGAAAGTGGCTGGGACACCGGCATGGACGCCAACCTCAAGCGCCTCGGCGCGGTGGTCGGCCTGTCCGTGAAAGACCGCGACCTGACCACACCACCTGCCAGCCCCGCCAACGGCGACCGCTACATCGTGCCTGCGGCTGCTACGGGCGTGTGGGCAGGCAAAAACAACCAGATCGCCGTGCGCATCGCCGATGCCTGGGAGTACCACGTGCCAAAGATCGGCTGGCTTTGCTTCATTGAGGACGAGGCCAAGCTCTCGGCCTACAAGTCCACTGGATGGAGCGCTGGCCTGGCCATCTGATTTCCCTTCCTCGTACCCACCAGAAACCCGCCCAGATGTTCACTCACTGGGCGGGTTTCGCATTTCTGGAGACTGCTATGACCGAATCCGAACAACAGCAGCCTGCGCTCGTCGAGAACATGCTGCTCTTGCGCCGTGAGGACTTCGACGAACTGCTCGACCGCGCCGCTGAACGCGGAGCCGAACGTGTCCTGACCCACCTTGGCCTGGAAAACGGCCACGCAGCACGAGACATCCGTGAACTGCGCGACCTGCTCAAAGCCTGGCGCGATGCCCGCCGTACCGCGTGGCAGACCACTGTCAAGGTCATCACCACCGGCATACTGGCCGCGCTGCTGGTCGGAGCCGCCATCAAGCTCAAACTGATGGGAGGCCCGCAATGATCGAGACCTTGCTTGGTGGCCTCCTCGGCGGAGCCTTCCGTCTCGCACCTGAAATCCTCAAGTGGCTCGACCGCAAAGGCGAGCGCGGCCATGAACTGGCGATGCAGGACAAGGCGCTGGAGTTCGAGAAGCTGCGTGGCGCGCAGCGAATGTCGGAAATTGGCGCGGGTGCCGATGCCGCGTGGAATGTCGGGGCCATCGAAACCTTGCGCGAGGCCGTTCGCACGCAGGGCGAGAAAACCGGCGTGCGCTGGGCCGATGCCTTGTCTTGCAGCGTGCGCCCCGTGATCACCTACTGGTTCATGGCCCTGTACTGCGCCGCCAAGACGGCCGCATTTGCAGCAGCCGTGACCGCTGGCGCTGGATGGGGCACAGCTATCCTGCATGCCTGGACGGAAGCCGATCAGGCGCTGTGGGCTGGCGTGCTGAACTTCTGGTTCCTCGGGCGCGTGTTTGACCGAGTGCGGTCGTGATCGAGGTACCGAAAACGGCCATCGAGCTCGCCAAGCGCTTCGAGGGATTCGAGCGCAAGGTGAAGCGCGGCAAGGAGATTGCCGCCATCCCCTACGTGTGTCCGGCAGGATTTTGGACGATTGGTTACGGCCACCTTTGTGCGCAAGATCACCCGCCAATCACTCAGGACGAGGCCGAAGCCTATCTGGCACAAGACCTCGTGAAAGCGTTGGGCGCCACGTTGCGGTACTGTCCGGTGCTGGTCACCGCGCCGGAGCAGCGACTGGCCGCCATTGTCGACTTCACCTTCAACCTTGGCGCGGGTCGACTGCAGACTTCAACGCTGCGGAGGCGGATCAACCAGATGGACTGGTCGGGTGCTGCGCAAGAACTGCGCCGATGGGTCTATGGCGGTGGGAAAGTTCTGCCGGGGCTTGTCGCACGCCGAACTGCTGAAGCTGAGCTTCTCTCTTGCGCAGATTACTTGCCCTACACCGGCGCACGCAGTTTTGACAAGTGGCGAGGTGCCGACCGATAGCCACCCTTGACCGCTTCCAACCCTTCAGCCCCCAGCCTTTCTTGACATCTAGCCATGTCGGGAAGGGTTGGGGGCTTTTCTGCGTTTCTGGATGAATCATTACCATTGCTGAAAGGCATCGCCAAATGTTACACTTGGCATAATAAATTTTAAGTTTGCGCAGGGTGTCAGTAGCTTCTAAGGGAGGCTGCCATGTAACCC